TAAAGATGTGATCGAGCATGTAGTGATCACGGAATGCCTCATAATCTAATATGGGAGCATACTCCCAAACAGATTGCTCATGAATTTCACTTTTCTTTTTACTCGCTTTCGGTGGTGGTGTCATACCTTTGATGACATCATCCATCATTGCTTTACTGTGCTTTGCGCTGAATCCTTTGGGCATACCAGCATGGTAGGAATCATGATCCCCAGATTGAGCATGGTCTCGCATCTTGCTGGCAGAAAGATTTTCAATAGGATCATCGGAGTCATCAGACCTAGCGCCAGCAGACTTAATATTAATGGACTTGAAAGCATAGTGCTTACCATTATATTTGGATGTAAGTTTTTCAAATTCCTTTACTCGATCATCACCAACCACCATAGTGACATGCTCATGACCTTCATCATGCAAGTCTCTAAGAACATCAAAGATATTCTTGTGTGCTTCGTTGTTTTGAATCTTGTCTGCGTGATGCTTAAACATCTTACGCATATGATCTACTTTTTGATTAGGATGTAGAGGATTTTTCTTATGGTCCTGGCTTCGGCTGGGGTAGATACGGTAATTACCCGAGTCGCCCGAGTGCGCTTTGACCGCATCCAGTAACTTACCATGACCAGCGTGGGGAGGATTAAACCTACCAAAAGTAATGGCGACATGTTTGTCTTCTAATTGTTTACTTTGTGCGGAAGATGATTTAGCACCCTTCGATGAAGTAGCAGGTTTCTTAGTAGCAGTTTTTGTTGCTTCTTTCAAAAATTGAATAAATTTCATTTGCCCCAGTCTTTTGCTACGGTAAAGTTTGCTCTAGAAAATTCTAATCTATCGACGAGTTTGATAGCAGTGCCATCTTTGATGGCAACAAATCCCTCAGGACTCGTGACACGGTAACCATTCTCATCTTCTAGGAAGGTGCCAACACCCTCAATCTTATTAAGTTTATTAATCACCTGCTCCTTAGCAGAAATGAGTCCTTTGAATCCACTGAGTGCGTGGATCATTACAGACTTATTACTATTTAGATAAGACAGAGCTTTAGTTTTACGATCATTCCATTCCTTCTGTGCTTTCTCAGTTTTTTTCTTCTTAATCTCCTCATCATACTTTTTAATTACAAAGGCACCATACCCTGCAGCAATACCATTGGCATCAGGGACTGTATTACCACCACGAATAACTTGATTAAAATATACCTTGAATAATGCAGGGGGAGAGAATGACTGTGGACCTTCTGTTTTCTGTATGTCATCTAAGAATTTCCTACCCATCTTCAGAGATCTATCTGCAGCAGCAATGGATCGATTCAAATTATTAACCTCACCAGGGGTTAGATTTGCCATGCCGTTGACATTCTCAAAGGTAGATGAGAAGACAGCAACATCTTTGACTCCCTGCATACCACTGACATTGACACCGAATCCAGCACTCATTTCACCAATAGTATCACCTGAATATGTGGTGTGAAATACGATACCCAGCTTACTAGAAGCAACCTTCTTACCCAACTCAGAGTACTTAGGAATCACATAAGTGATGGTGTTGGGTTTGAATCTGTAGCATGGTTGTCCCCTCATCGCAATGACATCAGGACGTTTAGTATAGAGCAGATCTCCCTGCACAACTCCCTTAATGGGCACCTTCTTCAACTGGTCTAGACACTGCTTCATGATCGGATTAAGACTACCACTATACCAGTGGTCAATGTCAGCATGAGAATAACAAATCTTAGGGGTTGTCTTGTTGAAGACAGACTTGTTACCTACAAAGAAGAGACCAGTCTCAGGGTCAGTGCCACAGATAATAGCAGGAGCACCGTCCCACTTGACAGTCACCTTAGTGTTGTTACCACCCTTTCCAGAAGACAGCATGTCCCTGAGGGACTGCAGAAAGTTGAGAGCGTTGGTAGCACCAGCGTATCCTTGGTTGAAGATGTCGTCTTCTAGGTGCTCTAGGTGTGTGTTTTTTGCCATGACCTTATTATATCTCCTCTGCGCCGCTGCGGTTACTTACGAGTGCCACTGGGTAGATTGCCACACGGGCTCCACTGAAACGTTTGCCATCGATATCAAATCCTCTGCCTGCCCTGTATGTAGCAGCGAATGCTGCACGGTATCCACCAGTAGAAAAGTACTGTGTGTCACCATTCCAAGAGACATGATCAGAGAAGTTTAAGTTGAAACATGCTTCCTCTCCCCTCTTGGGTTTGAGTATGGGGTTACCTTGAGCAATCATATTCACATTATCAATACCATACTTGCCACCATATGAAGGTCCGTAAACAGACTTATTGATTAGGTCTTTATTTGACACATAGGAATACACTGGATTGCTTAGTTTGCCTTCAACGATATACCCAGCAACTTTTCTCAGGAAGTTTTTAACTTCAGGATCATCATAGATAAGAGTTGGATTACTAGCACTACCAGACTTAGGAGAGACACCACCATATTGCTGATATGCTGCAGGACCACCTGCCTTCTTATGTGAGATGAAGATTACATCCTCTCCTTTGGAATTAACAATGGCAAAGTCTGCCTTCGCTTCTCTACCCAAGACCTTCTCAGTAATGTTTTTGACACCTACACAGTTTGGGAAATCCCCACTAGGTGTACATATTTTAATAGGACCCAGTTGTTTAACTAGGTCCTTAATGAGTTTATCTAAGTCCTTGATAGCAGCTTCTTCTGCTGCCATGACATTTGTTTTTGTAGGTTTCCTGATTTTATTGAGGGCAACATACCCTGTCTTGGATCCTACTTTTACTTTGGCAACTTTCAACCTACCAACAGTGTCTTCGGAATTGCCTGCCAACTTAAACTCAGTGCCTGCTTCCAGCACACCATGAGTATCTTTCTTGTTTGTTTTGAAGAAAGTAGCATTCATTTTGTCTTCGACTTTCAGCGTGAGGTCTTTCCACATGCTGTTGTTTTTGACATACTTATCGAATGCACTTTCTCCAGATGTTGACTTGCCTGATAGGGTTGCCATCTATTAGAGAAATTCTACCTAATTATTTATCAATACTTTTTAGATAGTCTTTTTCATCTTGATATGGTTTTGTTTTACCAGACCAAATTTCATATCCAGATATCAAGTCTGGAAGTAACCACTGATCCACCCTAATACATTGATTCCAGTTAGTAGGATGAGCACAACTCACAACTACTACTGTAAAAAATGTCCTCAGATGGATCCAGAGGGAGAGCATCAGATATCACCAGGGACACGATTCTCAGAGTATCCAACATCAAACATACCTTGAGGGTAGCGAGCAGCCAACTTCAAAGTATTAATATAAAGGACTTCATCCAGACGCACATCCAAAGCAAGACATGCTTGAGCAACATACCACATGATATCACCCAACTCCTTTGTCAGATGCTCTTTGTTTGCATCATCATAGGGTTTGCCTTGAAACTTAATCTTCTTAACAATCTCTGCAAATTCACCACCTTCAGCAGAGATACCAGAAGCAGCAGTATCTAGACGTGCAATATTACACTTTGCTTTATCCAACTCCCGATACCTTTCAATCAGAGTATTCAGATCTTTGCTGGGATCTGAAGTAACACGATCAACAAACGAAGCATACTTATCCAAATCGACAGTAAACTTTTGTGGGACCTTAGAATCTGCTTTATCATCACGATCCTTAAGACGCTCTTTCAAACGCTTCTTAGACCTAGGAGCACCTTGAAGATAATCATCACCCAACAATTCTTCTGCACTTTGAGGAACGTCGTCAGAAACTTCCTTAGCACCTTCTACTGCTGCTTCAACCTTGTCCCGTGCTCGACTATTAATTTCTTCAGCGGCGGCGTCTGCTGCACCACTATCGTTAGCATCATTAGTGTAATTAATCTCGGTCATAATTAAATCTTGAATCCTGTGAATTTTTCTTTGGTCTCGGTAAAGGTTGATCCTGCACTACCGATGTTACCAGCATCGATAATATCGTCTTGCTCAGACTGATCACAATCATACAACCTCATCTTCGCCCTGTCAATACCAACAACAAAACGTTTGAATACTGTAGGGTCATTATATCTATTCTTCAATTGCTTGACCATAATCTGACCCATCTGCTCCATGTCTTCTGTAGAAATAAGAGCAATCATAAGGTCAGCAGTGGCTGGAAGTCCGAAGGATTCCGATGTGTCTGTAATATCCACATCACTATTACCATAACCACTACGAGTGGTTTGGGTAGCAGAAACGATAGGGACATTATGCTCACCAGCAAGTCCCCTCAACTCCTCAGCAATTGCTTTCACATAGGTATATGAGTTAACAATAGTGCCTTTATATCGAGATGAAGCACAAATGTTTAGATAGTCAATGAAAATAATATCAGGTTGAAATCCTTTCTTCAAAGACAACTCATTTAAGAGTGCCTTGAAGTGTCCAACATGAGCAGAAGCAGTGGGGTATTCTTTAATAACAAGTTTACCCTGAGTCTTTTTCTTCAACCTATCCATTCTAGCCGTATAGTGATCCTTAGTGAAGATAGGGTCACTCAGTTGTTGGATCGGGAGGTCCAAAAGGTTGGCGTCAATTCTTTCAGCAATGCGCTCTTCTGCCATCTCCATTGTAATATAGAGAACGTTTCTCCCTTGGAGCAGCACGGAGCTAGCGACATGGCACATGAATAAAGACTTGCCGACACCTGTACCAGCAAGCGCGATATTAAGAGTTTTGTTAGGTAAACCACCTTTTGTGATTTTGTTGAGATATTCGATATCGAAGGGGATCTTCTCTTCGGTTCTATGATAGAAGTCATATCGGTCATTGGCATCTTGAATGTAATCGTGTCCTACATGGTCATCAAAACACACCCCAAGTGCCTCACTCATGATGTGAGGAATGGCGTCTTTACTACGAGTCTGGTCTTGACCGTCTGCGATCTTAACCGACTCCATTAGTGCCAAGTATATAGCACGTTCTTTACACCACTTTTCTGTGGTGGCAACTAACCAATCTTCATTGTATTGATCGTGATCTAGGTTATCTAAAAATTTTTCAATGTCATGGAAAACTTCTTCACTAATATCACGACGTTTTTCAACTTCGATCTTTAATGCATTGGGCTCTGGTGTAGTATCATACTCACTAATATACTCACTCAAGGTGTTGAATAGTATACGATTAGTAAGCATGTCAAAGTACTCATCCTTAAGGAAGGGTAGCACTTTACGACAGTAATCTTCTTGGAGAATTAACTTACTTAGTGCAACTTCTTCGATCTTTAAGCTCATTGATAATGTAGATAAGTGGTGAGAATGTACTTGTCATCACTCTTAGGAGTGATTCCTGCATGTGGGTATTGCCATGTTGGTGGAAACATGACTATCCTACCACGTTTTGCTTTGACTGCATAGTCACAGTATTTGAAATATGTTTCTCCCCCATCTTCAACATCATTCAGATAGCAGAAATATGTGAGAAACCTACGAGCAGATGGATAGTCACCCACATCAATATGCTCGTCAAACTTACCATCATTAGCAGAGTATTTTACAACTTTGATTTGCTCTAAACCATTCTTCTGCGGCATATATTTCTCACAGTCAACATCAATGATGTATTGCTGACCACATGCTTTCAATGCAGTAACGATCTGATTCTGCATGATACCCCACTCATGATCATTAGCATTTTCTGCTAAGTCTGTCATATTCAATGCTGCAAATTTAATTGCAGGCTCATCCATTAAAACTTTATTACTATCTTTATCGAAATTATAAATGATATTCCTACAAAGATTTTCATCAAGAACGTCATCGTAGACTTTAATAAAATTCTTAAGATCCATAACAAAACTCCTGCTCAGCTGCCTTATCTAGTTGTGCCATAATTTCAGGTGTGAAGTATTTCTCAGGGTCGGCAAGAATAGTTTTAGGATAGACAGAGGATCCATCAATCTTGATACGATTACCAACACGATCAAATACTCCATACTTTTCACCCAACTCCAAGAGTCCATAGTATCGATCAAGTCCTCTATCATCATAGAATAATCTAGTTTCAACTGTAGTATTCTCTTTTGTCAGTCTAGACTTTGCTGTCTTTGCTTTGATGATATTACCTACAATATCGGTGCCATCTTTTTCTTTCTTCTTACCCAGATAGATGATAGTAGAAGCAGCATATTTCAGACCACTACCACCACCCATCTCTTTGGTAGGGACATATGCACCAACAACATCATAAGTATGATTAGTAACAATCATAGGCACGTTTGCTTTACCTAGTTTTAGGGTTAGCACACGGAAAATAGACTTGACCACCTGAGCACGGGTCATATCTCTGGTCTCTTTACCTGCTTCAGAGTCTTCAATCTCCTTAGTAGTTGATAGCATACCTAAGGAGTCAAGCACAAACAACAAAGGTTTGCGTTTATCTGCAGGTTGCTCAAGATACTTATCAAGTATACGAATTGCTTGCAATCTAAACTCTTGTACCGTAGTGACAGGCACAACAACCATACGCTTACTGTCAATGTTTCTCGTTTCAATCATCTCACGAGAGATGGCAGACTCAGATTCAAAATAAATTACACCTGCATCAGGATCAGTCTCAAGAAAATGCTTAACAATACCAAGACAATAAAAAGTTTTACCAGTCGAGGACTCGCCAGCAATTGCTGTAATTTTATTCGATGGAATACCACCGTATATAGATCCAGATACTAGAGCATTAAAGATGTAGGATCCAGTATCAATGTAAGCAGTTGTATCACCTGCCGATACGCCGTCAGAAACTAAACCAGCATATTCATTATCAATTTCTTTTACAATGTCCGATAAAAAATTCATGACCAAAGTGCCTCTAATGTGTTTACTTGTTCTGCTTTCCACCCGATATTATCGAGAATTTTCTTGAGAGGATCTAGGAAACTCTTTGTAAACTGTTGGTCATAATCAACTGAGTTGTCAAGACCAAACTCCCTAGGGAGTGTTTGAAAGAAAGATACTACATTCTCATTAATTTTGTTAGGTGTCCTCAAGTGCAGATACTTGATCTTTTCACCCTCTTGAATCAAAGGATATTTGTGGGACAACTTCTTTTTCTTGATCCAAAAATTATATAGAAGTGCTCCCCGCACATGTATAGGGCATGCCTTACCGTAGATAGTAACAGGAGAAGAATTCTTTGCGATATTATTACATCCCCTAGGGAAAGCAATATCTTCTGGTGCCATAGATTCAAATTCCTTACGGAAGTTTTTAATAAATTTTTGAGTTGCTTCCTCACTTCCTGTCATAATAACATTAAGTGCTTCCTTAATTGCTGTGCGGCAGGGTGCAGGAGTAGAAGACTTAACTGCTTCGATGCCCATCATCTTGAGTTTCGGCTCAGCATACTGGACACCTTCACTATTCCACACGTTAAGAA